CGTTTTCCTTGCAAGCTGGAATCGTCATCAGAAACCTTTAAATCTTTTTCATTTTCTTTAGCACAGTTACCATCATCACCATATGAACAATGTTTTTCTTTAGATTGGCAACAATCACCTTGGCAACATTCTGAAGACTCTTCTCCGGATGATTTCTCATCTTCATCGTCTTCATCTTCGCCCATAGCTGCTTCAAAATCTTCGTGAGTTTTACAAGGCATATAGACTATTTGTCCATTTACTTCATACTCGTGAGAACCTTCGCAACCTATTTCTTTAGCTCTAGCTTCAGCTTCTTCTACAGTGCTGAATACTTCGGGAGCTACTTCTTCTTTTTCTTCTATGTTGGAGTTTTGATAAACTGCTTCTTCACCGGATTTAATGGCTAATGTGTAGGTTTCTCTATTTGCTCCTACTAAAACTGGTGAAACTTCATAAACTTCTAAATTTTTTAAATAACGAACATCTACAGGTTCTTCCATATCATCGCTTTTATATTCTGCAATTTCATAATCGTGAATTCTAAAACCAAATGACCATTCTTGTAAGTCACCCATTTCTTTTGCAAGATTGTAAGCTTCTCTACCTGCTTCTGTATTCATAAAGAAATTTCCTTTGAATACTGCTTTGTCATCATCTGAGATAATTGTTCCTTTTCCTATAGGTTGGTCCCACTTGTGTGCGAATACCATAGGAACTTGGTTATCTTTAAAACCGGACTTTATTGCTCCGGGAACAACTACATCACCGTCTGTATCTAATTTGTTGTAAACAGAAAATACTGCTTCAACATTTCCTTTTGTATCATCAGTCGCTTTAAATTCGACTGACTTCGTGAATTTTTCACTAGCCATAATAAAAAATACTCCTTATTTACTCTCTTATTTTAACTTGTCAAATCGTCGTTGTGAGAGATAAGGTTATCTGCTTGTTTACGACGAGCATCTTCTTTCTTTTTTTGCTCGTTCACAATTTTTTTCATAGCACTTACACCGGACTTTGTAACTCCTCCCCACTTCATTACAGCGATGATTCCGTTTAGTCTAGTGTTTCCCGAGTGTCGGCTCATAAAACGTTCTCTTCTTTTTACCCAAGATAATACAGATGCACTTCTGTCACCAGCTCTGTACTTAGTCCAGTTACTATATGCATCATTTCCAGTGAAGGAAGTTGGTGGGTTTCCACCGGTACCTGCTCTTCTCCATATTCCCGGATAATTTTCTTTTAAATTTTTAACATAAGCGTGGTCCGGAAATTGTTTAAAGTTTGAATTACTTAAACTTATTTTTTGATTATCACCGGATGATGGAAAGTTTGTAATGTCATCTTTTGCTTTACTACTTTTAGAACTATTAGGATGACCAGCTGGAAGCAAGTCTTGGTCAAAAGGCTTTCTAGGGAAATTACCTTTTAATCCTTTTTGGAATGCGTTGACACGAGCTATTCCCCACTGGGTTGCTGAAGAAACATTACCTCGCACTGAAGCTGGGTTTGTTCTATAGGCACCAACACCTCGTCTGAACACAGTTGCCAAAGTTCCATAACTTGTTCTATGTTTTGGATTACTGTCATTATGGTCTTTTACTTTCTTTTGTAATACTTCTTTAACTTTAGCAGAAATAGCTGGAGCTTTATCTTCTGTAATAATAAAATCTTGTTCAGCATTTTTGAATTCCATTGTTAAATCTATAGTTACAGTTTTCTTCTTCTTAGGTCTTTTACCTATAACTCTTTTGCTTCTTCTAACTTCCGGTTGAAATCTAGAAGTGTTTAAAGTATCTTTGCCTTCATCATCAGATTCTTCTTCAGTTTCAGATTCCTGTGATGGTTCAGATTCCTGTGATGGTTGTGCTGGGGCAGCCGGCTCCTCCATTGAGGTCATAACCCCGGTCTCACCCTCGGGCACAGCCACCATATTTAATGGTCTTAAGAAAATTTCGTGTGATTCATCGGCTTCTAACCCTAGTGTTTTACGTGCTTCTGCAATAGTAACAAAACCACCTTGAACTCCCGAGTTCATAGTAAGAACTTGGTCTTTCTTGTCTGATGCTAAAGCTCTTACTTCTTCTAAGTCGTAAGCTGCTACGTATTCATAATTATCTTCTTCGAAATCTTTATGTAGTAATTGATGAGTTAACTCAGCAGCTACTGCAGACCATAAAGGAATCATCTTCTGTTCTGTAAAGAATTCTCTAAGTTCCTTCGTATTATTGTAGGTCGCTGCATCCAAACCAGCCCCGAGGCCGGCGAGTATAGCTGGGACGCCAAGAACAGAGGAAACACGTTCTTCCGGTAGTCTTCTTAACGCAGTAAGATTTAATTGCTCCGGTGTAAATGAAACAATGTCTACGTCCATAGCACCTGTCATAATCATAGGGGCACCTCTATTAGCACCCGAGAACTTAGATTTAAAAGCTTGTGCAATAGCATCAGCTTCTTCTCTACTTGGACCACCCATTGTGTCATCTTTTGGACTTAAGATAACTCCGGGTACAGCCATATTGTGTAACAATGCAACAGCAAATTGTCCTGCTGCTTCATCACCAGCTAATTCTCTCATCACTGAACGTAAAGGAGAAAAGCCTCTTCTATGGTCATCCGGGTCCATACCTTGTCGAATGTGGACAACATTCTCTCTTGGTAATTCTATGTAATCTTGTGAAAGTGAGTTTTTTTGTTTTACAGCGTGATATTCGTAATGTGTAATTAATTCTTTTTCATTTCCTCTAACTTTGACATATGTAGGCATTAAAGGAACTAACTGAACTACTTGGTTTTGTCTATTTCTTACTTTTAATAAGAATGCATCACCGTGAGCAGCTAAAGATGTCACAAGGTAATGTGCTAATACAGCACCCGAACTAAATTCGTTAGGCCTTTGCATTAAGATTTCCATTGGATGGTTTCTTATTACTTCTTTACCACCTTCAATTTTTTTATAAACCTTTAAAGATGGTTCAGCAAAAGAAGTTGTTAAAACATTGATACAAGCGACTACAGCTGAATTGCCTAATCCATCACCCATTTCATCAATAAGTTTTTGTGGGAAGTAACCGGATTGGGTATTAAAACCCCAGTTACTTGTTAGTACACTATCGTGTCTATCTAATAAACTTCTTTTTTGACCATCTACTAATCTCTGTGGTGGTTTCTGTAAATACTCTACAGTTCTTCTATAAAAACTTTTGTTCTCAGCCATTTAATATGCTTGCCATTTCCTCTTCTTTTGGCTAGTTAAGCAAGCGTAAGCTAAAGTATCCACGATATCATCGTGAGCACCTATTGGAAAAGTTAACAACTCTCGCTCAACTTCACTAACCCATTCTGCGTCTTTGGGAAAGTAAACCAATCCTCTCTCCATCTTAGCAGACAAAGGTAGTGCCCGTGAACGCTTGTCTTTGTCAGCCCTCAATTCTCTAATTCTGATGCCTTGTCTTCTAGCAAACTGTACAATAGCAAGCTGATATCCAGCTCTTTCTATACCCACCCATTCAAGATTATGGATACCAACCATTCTTTCAATTTGAGGAACAATATCGGGTGCTTCTACTCTTGCTCTAAACATATCGAGCATAAATAATTTATCATCATCTGCGTGATAACCAAATACAGATATCACTGTATAGTCAGCGTGTTCTTTAGTTGAGACTGCTAAGTCAACAGTTGCATATTTTTGAAGTTCTTCGTTTATTTTATATTTCTTTCCATCAGCCCAAAGCGTTCCGACACCTTCTTTATAATAATTAAACCAAGATGACCTAAATACCTGTGCACCTTCAGAAATAAATTCTGCAAGATACTCTTGAGCAAATACTAATTCTCCTAAATCTTCTCTAGCTGATTCAACTTCAGCTGGGTCAATAATAGGATTGGCTACTGTAGGATATTGAAAGCGAGCCCAACCTTCTGATTTTTCTGCTTTTTCCCATAGATGATAAAACCAATTGTCCATTCCAATAGGAGTACTGATGAATAATGCAGAACCTTTGTTTTCTGTAAGGGTAGGTCGTAGTACTTCAGTCCAAGTTTCTTCCCTAACGAATGCAGCCTCATCCATAACTAAGAAGTTCAAACCTTCACCTCTTAACCTTTGTGGATTGTCAGCAGACTTAACAGCAATAGAACCTCCACCCGGAAATTTAACTTCCATATCGCCGATACGTATGTCAACTCCAGCTTCTTTTGGAAACTCTGAAGCAGCTGCAACAACATCACGCCAACCAACTCTAGCTATTGCGAATGTAGGTGCAACCCACCAAACACGTCCACCATCTAATGCTTGTTGTAAACAAAGTTGAACACCAAGTCTTGATTTACCGAAACGACGACCTGCACAAAGTATTTTCCAACGAGCAGGATGTTCTGCTACTTCTTTTTGTGCTTCGTGTAATGGTGGAAATTCCAACTCAAAAGTTGGTCCTGTTTCTACGTCTTGAACTTCTAGGTAGTCTCTTCCCATACCTCTTAAGTATAACCTAAAAAATAATGCCCTATTACTAGGGCAATTGGACAGAGATTATATGAATGACTTCATATGAATTACCATAATCGGTAACAGGCATAGTTTACACCTGCTACCGAATTATGTCAAGAGATGTTTGTTATTCTTCTTCCAAAGAACTAGCAATTGCGAGAATCATTTTAGATTCACCTTCAGTTAATTGATTGTTAGCAACCTTTTTAAAAAGTTCGCTTTCAAGACTAACTTGTGACCTATAAGTATTTTCTGCACGTTGGAAACGAGCAACTTTATACTTACGTATTTGCTTAGTTACAAAACCTTTATAAGCATTATCTAAAAAGAAAAGCTGATAAAAGAACTTTGAAAGAACTACTGGACTATCAGAATCGTTAATATCCTTTCTAGTCCATTGCTTATGTGATTGAAAATGACGTTTTACATAAGATACTGCAGAGCCAAAGCCTTGCTTTATCAATTTGTAAAAGAATCCAGCCACATACGAAGTCCAAGTTTTTTGGTCCCAGCCAATATGACCGTGCCAAAAACCGGGTTCGCTCCCATTGTGAGAGTGTCCGTTATGTGTTAATAGGATTTCTTCGTTGTTCAACCAACGAGCAAATTTATGTGCGTGTTTATGACACAAACGAAAGTAAGGGTCCTTACAATCGTAGTTATCAGTGAAATCACCATAACCACTAGAAATTATAAGGTCCAATGCACCTTCGTCGTTAGGAGCAAATGATTCCCACTTGCAACTTTTGACAGCACATCTGCTTACGTGTTCCTCGTAACGAGATTCACGTTCTGTGTCTACGACACTATTATTTTCTGAATTAGGCATTTATTAGCCACCTTTCAACTAGTTATCTTCTTCTCACGTGTCGTAAACACTATAGAGTTCCCAATTAGTTCTGATGTGTAGTCCTTTCTAGGCAACACACCCTAACTACGTACAAACAGGGGATGGGAACTCTAACTGTTTACAGCTCGTCTTTTACTGCTTCTCTAGCAGAATCTATAAACTTCCAAATATCATCATAATTTGGGTCTTTAGAATGATATCCGTTATCGAATTCTTCTAAAGTATTTCTCTCGTCTTCAACTTCGTAAAGTTTAAAAACGTTTGAGACAATCTCAGAGTCAATCAAATCCACATCTCTTAACTGAAAGTCGTGTGCCGACCATAAGTTTCCAAGTGGAACTATTCTTTCCCCTTCTTTAACAACAAGAATAACTTCTTTTCTTCCTGTTTCAGTATTCATTGCGTAAGCAACGTCAATACTGCCGGCTAATCTCTTAGCCATTAGATACTTTTCGTACAGCTTACCCATTGCGTTTTTATGTTCTGAATGTTCTCTATCCATTATTTTCCTCCGTTTCTCTTGTTACAGAATCAAACTTCATATTGAAGTTAGGGTGAATATATTTCAATTCACCTTCTACTGTTTTCTTAGCTTCATCAAAAGTATCTGCAAAAATAATTTTGTGCCCACTAAATTTAACGATATACTTATCCATTATTCTTCCTCTTCTGCAATTAGACCATCTCCAATTTTGTCTAAACTCTCTAAGTATTTATTAGCCATTATTCTTCCTCTCCAAACATTTCAAGCCAACACTTTGGATGTGTGCCTGTAATCATCTGTTCTCTTAAATCTTTATCTAAAGACTTAACTGCTTCTTGAATGTGCATACCTTGATGAAGATAAAACATTTCTTGTGTGAATATCTCTACTGTACCTGTTTCGCCACAATGAAAACATTCTTTTGTTTCAACAACATACTTGTCGCCATTCTCAAAGTCATATATCTTATCTATTACTTTCATTATTCTTCTTCCATACTTGATAATATTGGATACCTAAAGTAATAACTATCTCTAGCATCTGTTCTATTATCTTTTGTATATTCTTTTTGAGCTTTAGAAGACCACTTAGCAAACACTTCTGTTGGATTTGAGTATCCAAAGATGTTTAACTCAACTGAATCAACATCTACAACTTCTGATGTATGCCAAGGATGTACTTCTAATCCTCTTGATATTTTTACTATTTCATAATCGAATTGTTTTTTTATTTCCATTTCTCCCTCTCTGTATACTTTCAGTATAGCAGATTAAAAAAGTTTGTCAAATTTAATCTGCTATTTATTTTTATTTTATTTTATATTTGATGATAAAAGCCGTCATCACAGCTCTCACATCGAAAATAAATTGTAGTTTTGACTCTAGTGATAACTCCGTCAATATCGAAGTCACCACCAGCCATTGCTACACGTCCGTTTAAAGATGTGTTGCAATATGGACAATCCATATTCATATGGCTCCTTTCTCGGTTTTTGTTTTTGTAGTTTTTATTTCCCATATATAATATACTAGCGACAAGTTTTAAAATGTCAAGTATTAAATAAAAAAATTATTTTGCCTTTTTGGATACGACTCTCCGAAGAGAGTCGACGATGGGAGGGTATCGGCAATGAAAATCTCTTACGAGACTTTCACCGACATTTATAATTATACCCTCTCAATTCATCGGCGTTTACACGTGTAAGCTAGCAACTATACGACTTTGGTCTTTCCAAAGAAGTGTGTAAAAAAAAGTAGAGATAGTTTATTTAGGACACACAACAAACTAAATAACTTTTCTCTACCTTTAGTGCAGTAGCCGGGTATCGCACCCGGCGTGTGAGAAACAATCCTTCGTATTAATTTCTCGAGGCAAGTCCTATTCCTTTCTTCTTAGTTATTACTATCAAACATAAAGCGTTGTCCCGACTGTATGTTAATTCAAAAGAGCTTAGGTCACCCCTCCCACTTGGTTACTGCTTAAATCTATTTTACCTTATCGTAAAATATTTTGCTAACATTTTCTAAATATTTATCTTCATCAAAAATCATAATTGATGTAATAATATCTAGAGCTTCTTCGCTAGCTTCTGAGTCTTCAAACTCTTCATTTCTTGCTGGCATTGTCTTTGACTCTTCTCTGATATTATTAATAACTGTTAGCAAATCATTAATAGTTATACTTTGGTACTCTTCAACTTCATCCATAAATGTTTTTGCCATAATTTGCAACGCTTTTTTTAAAGCATTTGCTCTACATATCAATTCATCATCGTGATTCCACAATGAAGATAGAAATATATTTTTCTTTAGAGTATTTCCTAATATGTCTGCTTCATTTAAAAAGCTATGTTGCATTGTCAGAAGTTCTGAACCGTTATACAAAGGAAGTTTTT